GCAGCCTGTTCGCCTTCTTTGTTTACTGCGATCTCAGTGCCGTTAGGCTTTACCCAGATATTCATCACCACTTTTCCTTGGCGGCCCAAAATGCCGCTGACATTTTGCCTTTTTCGATGTTTTTAGCGTGTCGAGCCATGAATGATGCTCTGCGATTCTTGTCTGCTTCGGATTCGCCTTTTCTGGGAGGAGAGCCGCTCACTCCCTGCTGGCCGAATCGGATTGTCTTGATCTGATCGCCTTCTTTTGCGACCACGATATGTGATTTCGTCGGATGGTTCGGAGTGCGCTTGGGGCGGTTATAGCCCTCTACGCCAGCTCGTTCAAGTCGCGGGTCTTTAGCTTTTGGCATTTTTCACCCCGTTAAGAAAATGGCGCACCCCCAAGTGAAGGTGCGCCATCATTAGTTACGCCACGCCGAAGGCTTGGCCCGCCATGAATGGATTAAACGTAGCGTAAGCAGGCAGAAGGTCGAAACGAATCTTCTGGGTGTTCGCATCACCGTCAGAGTACTTGGTGACGCGGATGCTCATGCCATCCTGAGTTGTTGCTACCGTGTCAGTCATGTACAGCTTCGGCAGCTTAACGGTGCCAAGGCCGAATGCCTGCTTGTGGTAGAACATTGCAGGCTGGTACACGGTAGAAGCAGAACCCAGCAGGGTTACTACGTCACCGCTTACCGGAGCGGAGGCGACAGTATTGTACTGGCCGTTCGCTTCGTAGATTGCTGCGCCAGCGACTACCAGGTTACCAGCACCAGAAGCGTTCAGGGTAACGTCAGCAGTTACCACGCCGCAGAAAATGATGGCAGAGCCAGCACCATCAACGATCTGAGTACGGGTAGACAGGTTCAGGCGATTGCGACCAGTGATGGTGATGATCTCACCAGCTTTAACGGTAGCGTTTGCGCTAAAGCCAGTCACAGCCAGCGTCTGCTTCATCGTGTCCTTGTGAGCCACGTAAGTCACAGTCGGGTCAGCCGACAGTGTACCAGCGCGGTCAGAGGCAGTGCCTGAAGTGTAGCTTGCCAGAGCGTTAGAGGTCAGAGCGCGAAGGCCAGCGAAGTTCGGGCTAATCTGGCTCTTTTCCCATGCGGTCATCACCAGCTTGTCGCCAGCGTGCAGGCCAGTCTGGGCAGAGGCCAGAGTTGCTGCTACGAAGGGGTTAACAACGTAGTACTTCTCGCCTTCCATCGGTACGCCCATGGACTGCATGAAAGCAGCAGCGCCAGCAACGTCAGACCAAGCGTCGATTGCAGTGCCAGGAGAACCGTACTTCAGGTTGCAGTTCTTAAGCATATAGCTGGACAGGTCGAGTTCGAGATCAGTGACCAGACGGGTAGCCATCGGGGCCAAAATGTCCTCAAGCTGATCCAGTTCCAGAGCTTCTTCAATGTTCGTCCACTCGGTGGCAACAGTGAAGTAGTCCTGAACCACACCAGATGCCTTACCGGCAATGATGTCAGACTTGGTGGACGCGGAAATGTCACCGCCAGCGGTACGGATGGACTTGTAATCCGTGGGACGCTTGAAGTCGACAGTGGAGCCAGTAGACGGGTTGAACTGATTGCTCAGAAGCTGAGTGTCAACAGTGCGTGTCAGAACACGGCTGGACTCAAACTTATCCAAGAATACACGAGCGACTTTACGGGTTATGTTACTACTAAGATTATTAGCCATGTTGGCATCTCCTATTCAAAAGTGGCACCTGCCGGGCCTTTCGGCTTCGGGCTGATCCCAGCGTTTCGAGGCTGGTTCAGCGGATCAGGCGTTTTAGTTACCTTGGGTTTCATGGCAACAGCTTTGGCTTTAAGTTCGGTCGCTAGTCTCACAGCCGCCGTGGTCACTGGCATCTGCACAAGTCGCTCAAGTTCTAACTGGTTCCGAGCAAGATACTTAGTCAGAAGTGGCCCGTGGTCATCGGCGAGAATCATTTCCACCAGTGCTGGGTCAATCCCGTATCCTGCAACCAGAGTTCCAGCCTCCTGAAGTTCCTCGGCAGCGACACCAAGTTTTCTGGCTCGCTCTGCGTAGGCTTTGACTTCTTCTTGCTGCCTCTCCTGCTGTCTGCGTTGCTGCTCCATTTCAGCCTGCTGGCGCTGCCATTGCAGTGCCTGTTGCTGGGCTTCCCATGCAGTAGCTTCGCGGATGGCCTGATCCCTCGCCACCAGTTTCTGTCTGTACTCTGTGTCAGAGAGTGCAAACGGGTCTGGTGCTTCTGGGACTACGGGCCGTCCTTGCTGGGGAATCTTTGCCTCAAGTTCTTCAAGACGCTTTCTCAGGGCTTCGGCTTCTCGCTCTTTTTCACGGAGCTTAAAGACCTTCTTCCCTACGGCCTCGTTAAAGATTCGCTGCTGTTCCTCAGTAAACTCGACAGGTTTATCGTGCGCCGAGTTAGCACTATCGGTGTCTGATTCCGAATCAGGATCGGGAGTTTCCTCCTGCGCCATTTCCTGATCTTCAGCTTCTAGCGTCTCCTCGATCTCCTCTTGCTCGATCAAATAGCCGCCGTCATCTGGTTGCAGATTGCTCATGATTGCCCCTATAGGTAATTTGCCACGAAAGGAGTCGTGTACTCTTTACTACGCCTCGGAGTAGGCCGAGTGCCTTAGCTTATCCTGCCACTATTTAGCGAGATTTGTCAATCTGGCTGTCTTTCCTGCTCTTGCGGTAGCAATGCTCTCAAAGCGGAGCCGCCAGCTAAAACGCCACCAACGCCTGCCATGAGGTTAGCGGAATCACGCTTTGCTGGGTCAAAGGCTGCGTTGATTGATCGAATGTTGGCAGGATCGAATACCACCCTTTCTGTCAGCGTCCTTTCGACTGGCATCATGGATGCAATGTCGTTTCCGTAATACCGAGCGAAATCGCTATATTCCATGCCGCTTTTCAGTGCCTGCTCAATCATTGCTCTTGGCATTACAGGATCACCCATTTCTTGCGACCGCCTTACAATTGCCAAAAATACATCATCAGGCAATGCCTGATCTGGGCTTAATTTGATCCGATCAGAATAAACATCAACCGCATCGTATCCTTTGCTCATTATCTCTCTAGTTTTCGCGTACCTTTCTTCGGGAGTCCCAAGGCGCATACCTACGCCTTCGTTTTTCCGCCAGTCATAAGGGTTTTTAGCCCTAAGATATACTTGCTGAACATTAGGCGAACGACCCGCTGCATATTGATTGGCTATTGCAGGATTGGGCGAAAAGTAAAACCCTTTGCCGAACCATCCTTCATCTGTTTTGCCCATCTTTAACGGATCAAACTCATCAAAACTTTCGCCCGATCCGTGGTAAAACACATTATCAACGTCAAACCCAAGTTCCCTTGCCCTCTGCATCCTAGCAGCCTGAGACATATCTAAACCACGAACAGCCTTAGCCGCCGCATCTCCAATAACAGGCACCACACCCAAAGCAGTCGCAACACCGGCCAAAGCAGCGCCAGGGTAGTTGCCTTGACTCACTTCCCTGCGAACATCACCAACACCAGCGGCCTCACTAACGCCTGGAACAAAGTCCACCGAGCCTGTCAGCATATCCGCATAGCGTGATCGGTCGTAACCTTCGCGGCCAGCGATGTTGCTTGATCCCAATAGGTTCGACACTGCACTTGAAACAGTGTCGCGGAAAGCTGGGTTAAGCGGATTCCATGAGCGTGTAGGAGCAACAATCTCTTGCGGTCTAGGGACTAACCCTCTGAGTGCTGATTCAGCCATGTTATTGCCTCATAAACGGTGGAACCATCGCTTCAGCCACCTTGATCTGCGTGTCCACCTGCTTGCTAAGGGCCGAGGTGTTGTCAAGGTTGATTCTTGCTCCTGCCTGCTCTGCTTTGATCTGAGTGTCGATTCGCTTGGTCTCAGAGTCAAAAGCCTTGATTTGCGCGTCAATCTGGCTATTGGTGTTGGAGTTGTCGTAGTTCTGCGCCTGAATCTGGAGCTTCATGTTCTCCAACTGAAGTTTCATGGCATCATTCTGGGCCTGCATCTGCTGGGCCTGAGCCTTGAGCATTTCAGCCTGTGCCAGAACCATGTTCGGGTCTTGTGCCTGACCCTGAGACTGCATCTTCATGGCAAGCTCTTGCTTTTCCTCGTCGGTCATCTGCTTCTCAGGAATGATCCCCTGAGCAATCATCTGAGCGCGTCTGCGTTCTGCCAGCGCATCTGCAACCGGACTGACCACGTTCTTCAGCAGCAGGTCGCCGCCCAACTGAAGCAATGACGG